CTTCCTTATGGTGTGCTGGGCCCTGTCGTACAGAAAGGCTTTAGATTGGCTACAGACGGCACCACTTGTGGAATTGAACCGGGTAGTATCCTTGATGATAAAGGCAACAATCTTCCAAGCGGCTCTTGGGTCGAAGGCGGCGTTGGCGCTCCACACGCAGCAATTGCTGGCGGCGGCAACGGTACCACAACTGGCTTGGTAGGAGACGGCACCGACTCTGTTGCGTGGGACGCTGGTAGTGTACCACTTTCTGTTGCGATTAAATATCCTCAAGTTCGACTTCGCGACAAGTCTAGCGATGGCGACCTTACACTTCAAAGCAGTGCGTACTTTGGATATCAGTCGAACAAGAAAGGAACTAAAGTTTATTCTGAAGAAAACCTCGATCATCTTCGCGGCGCACCCCAATCGATGAATATGTTTGCAGAGTCTGCCGGCGAGTCCGAGCACTGCTGGGTATTCACGCTTGACGATATTGTCGTTGATGCTAATACTGAGGTTGCAACATGGACGTCCGGTTCTCGCGCATCCGGAACCTCCAAAACTGCTCTGAGCGGATCTGAAAAGATTCTCGATGCAGGCTTCAATCGCTTCACCAGCCCAGTGTTTGGTGGAAAAGATGGACTGGACATCACCGAGAAGGACCCATTCCGAAACCGCTACCTTGCAAAAGGTGGGTCTGCTGTAACAAACTATGCATACAACACTATCGAGAGAAACATCGATATGATTGCAGATCCTGAATTCCTTGAGTTTGATGTTGCTGCGGTACCAGGTTTGACAAACGAAACTTTGTCTGACAAGGTTATTACCGCCTGCGAGACTCGCGGCGACGCTATTGCTGTCATCGACCTAAGTGGTAGCTATGAGCCTCCACACGAGGGTGTTGACGCTGGTGTTGATACATCAACTCGAACAGGATCTGTTGATAATGTTGTCAACAATCTCAAGGCTCGTGGCCTTAACTCTAGTTACGGTTGTGCGTTCTTCCCGTTCGTTCAGGTTCGGGACACCACAAGTGATGCGATCTTGTTCGTGCCACCTTCGGTTGTAGCAGTTGGTACCTTCTCTAGCTCTCAGCGAAAGTCTGCAGTGTGGTTTGCCCCTGCAGGATTCACTCGCGGCGGCTTAAGCGAGGGCTCTGCTGGTATCCCTGTTATCGGTACTCGCACTAGGGTTACTGCTGCGCAGCGTGATAAGCTTTATGATGCAAACATTAACCCAATCGCGACCTTCCCTGCAGAGGGTGTTGTGATCTTCGGACAGAAGACACTACAAGTGACACCATCTGCTCTGGACCGAATTAATGTTCGACGATTGCTTATCTTCTTGAAAAAGGAAATTTCCAGAATTGCTTCGACCACTCTGTTTGAGCAGAATGTTCAGGCAACTTGGGATAAATTCAAAGGGCAAGTTGATCCTTTCCTTGCAAGTGTTAAAGCCGGCCTGGGTCTAACAGACTACAAGGTTGTTCTTGATAGCACGACAACAACGGATGACTTGATTGACAGAAATATCTTGTATGCAAAGATTTTCTTGAAGCCAGCACGCGCAATTGAATTTATCGCGCTTGATTTTATTATTACGAGAAGTGGAGCATCTTTTGATGACTAGACTAATTATTACTGAGGAGAACAACAATAATGTCATTTTTTACAGATACATCTAAGGCAGGCGGCAACAGTCCGTTCGAGCCTAAAAGACAATTTCGCTGGTTAATCAGCTTTAGCTCAATCGGAAACGATGCCACTTTTATGTGTAAGGCTGCTAAGAAACCTGCGGTAAGTAATGAGGTTATTGAGCATGATTTTCTAAATCATAAATTCAAGTATCCTACAAAAGCTAAATGGGAAGATATTGATGTGACATTTATCGATGCTTTCCAAGCCAATATGGGTTCTCGTTTTTACAATATTCTCCGAGGTGCTGGTTACAAACAGCCAGAATCTTTTAATGAGTCTCTCGTTGGTTTTACAAAGGGCCAAATGCTTCAAGCAGTCGGCCAGGTTACTTTGCGTCAACTAGATGGTGGCTCTGTTGATTCTGCTCTGCCAGACACGATTAGTGCTGATCCTACTCCACAGTTCTTAGCTGGCAATGTTCGTGAAGAATGGCTGTTGACCAATGCTCAGATTACAAAAATCACCTTTGGTGAGACTTTGAGCTATGCTGAAACTGGCCTGGTTGAAGTAAGTGTTGGGTTAGCATATGATTATGCAAGCTATACAGAACTTACCCCAGGAAAACCATTTTTGGGTTAACAACCAATAAAAGTGTGATATACTATATATAATATTACAAGCGTTAAGAGGTTAACATGCGAAATAATGAGAAGCGCCTTGGACAAAGCCAAGGCCAGTCTCTTCCAGAAGACGCCGTTGCGGCGACCCAAGCAACATCCCAACCAACCCCTCAAGGTCTAGCGTACGTTGTACCGACAGAATTTGTGGAACTGCCATCACAAGGCAAGTTTTACCCTGAGGGCCATCCGTTGCACAATGAAGAGGTTGTAGAAATTAAGTATATGACTGCCAAAGAGGAGGATATTTTAACATCCCAATCTTTGATCAAAAGAGGACTAGCAATTGAAAGATTGATTGCTAGTATCTTAGTCGACAAAAGGATCAAAACTGATAGTCTATTAGCTGGAGATAGAAGTGCAATATTGGTTGCTGCACGCTCCAGTGGATACGGTAGGTTGTATGAAACAGGAGTTACATGCCCTGCTTGTGGCACAAGCTCAAAACATGTTTTTGATTTGGAAGAGTCAGAACCACAGAGAAACTGTTTTGATGAAAACTTCTTAAGTGAAAAGCAAATTGAATTTGAAGATGGTTTGTTTTTTGTTACCCTGCCTAAGTCAAAAGTTCGTGTTGGCCTTAAACTTCTTACTGGCAAAGATGAACTTCGTCTGATGGACGTTAAGAAGAAAAAGAAATCCAAAGATGTGGATTCAGTAATCACAGATCAGCTTAGCAATATTATTGTTACTGCTAACGGAGATCACGACGCCTGGAACATTCGACGATTTGTTGATACAATGCCTATATCTGATTCAAAATATCTGCGAAACATTTATAAAGACCTGACTCCTAGTCTTGATCTAACACAAGCCTTTAGCTGCATGAATTGTGGCCACGTAGAAGACATGGAGGTTCCGTTTAATACGGAATTTTTTTGGCCTGACGAGTGATTATATGGAGTACGTCTACAATGAATTTTTCCTTCTAAAATATCATGGCGGCTGGAGTTTTATTGAGGCGTATAACCTACCTGTTTCTCTTAGAACCTGGTTTTTAAAGAGATTGCAGCGTCAGTTTGATGACGAATCCGAGGCTTACGAAAAAGCCAACAATGATAGCTAACCATTCAAAGGGCTTCTGTCTTTTTCTTTTTGTTTTCTCTAACTAATTACAGCTAGAGGGTTTTTAACGTATGGCTGAAGATATCAATGCACAACTAGAGCGCCAGCTAGAGTTGATACAGCAAATTGCCGACAAGAAGGTTGAGCTTCAATCTTTAGATGCCACCGAGAGGGATGGCGTTATTCAAATGGCAAACTTGTTGTCCAACAACGAAGCTAACACTGCGCGCATGCTGCAGCGCAAAAGACAGCTTCTTGATCTAGCCAGAGAGGAAGAGGGCGTTGAATCAGCTAAAGCAAAAAATCTAGAGCAAGAGATACAAAAACTAAAATTTATATTAGATCAACGTCAACGACTTGGCACCACTCTTGATAAACGCCTTGAAGTAACCAGAAAAGAAATAGCTGTTCTTAAGGCTGAAGAAAAAAGTGTTAAAAACGTAACAGACAGTCTCAACAAGGCTGTTGGCGCACAGTTGATGTACGGACTAGCCTCTGCTGCGACTGCAAAGAAAATTGAAAATGCAAATATGAAATCTTCACAAAAAGTTTTAGGTTTTGTACCGCAAGCCAACCAACAAGTGCAAGGCTTTATGGCCAGACTAAGCAGCGCGGCAATGGGACTTATTGGCACTGTTGGTGGTCCGTTTCTTTCTTTTATAGCTGAGAAAACTGGTGAAGCTTTAAAAGATATGACAAACCAAGTGTTCGCTTCCTTATCCAGCGTCACCAAACAACTTGATACTAATTTTCGTGGCATGGTCAAGAACCTTGGTTATTATACGGGCGAATTCCAAGAGATATTTTTATCCAATATGACCGCTATGACATCTACGCTTACTGAAAAAGGCGGTTTTAGTGATGAACTTAAAAACCTTGGCACTTTTTTGGAAGATGTCTACATTGATCCAAAAGACTCTCAAACAGCAATGGAAGCTTTGTTCAATAGCGCTAGTGTCTTCCATGAAGAAATGAGAGATGGACGAAACGTAACTGCTGGCTATATGTCTAACATGGTCGCTGGATTTACAAAGCTTGGCGTTTCAGCAAAGAGCAGCGCTTCAATGATTAATATCGCCTCAAAAGCGCTAGGCAAGAGCCCGATTATGTCAGTTGAATTTATGAAGTCAATTAAGCAGGTAGGGTCAGCTTTAGGTAAAAACATTGGTGAAACTTTTCAAGAGTTCATTGGCATGGGCTCTAAGATGACAATGTTTGGCGATAGAGTCACTGGGGTGTTTGGTAGAATTGCAGCACAAGCCAAGGCCGCTGGTATGGAAACTAAAACCTTGGTCGATATTGCAATGGAGTTTGATACTTTTGAGGGCGCTGCAAAAGCTGCAGGACAATTAAATGCCGTGCTTGGTCAGACTGCTATTGACGCTATGTCCCTAGTTCATGCCGATCCGGATAAAAAAATTGAAATGATACGTGACGCGATATCCGGATCTGTTGGAGAGTTTTCAGAACTGGATCGTCGTACAAAACAAGTTATTGCCGGCATCATTACTGGCGGCGACGTTATGAAGGCTCAGCAGATGCTCTCCAACAAAGAGAGTTTTGAAGCGTACGCCAAAGATCTTGAAAGTGTAACTGACAAGCAGGGAAATGTCAAAGCAGAAACAAACGAGGCTTTAGAATCTCAAATGCGTCAGGCTGGAAGCATCCAGGAAATTATTAACGGTGCTGCGTCAAACATGTCAAAAGTATTAAGCACGGTTACATTTGCGCAAAGAAAGATGGCTCAAGGCCTTTATCTTGCCGGCGAAGGCGCCGCCGCAGTTGCTAATAACGTTGCTGCGATTCCCGGTAAAATTGCGGATGCAGGGGGAGCGATAATGGACTTCCTAAGCCCACAAGGTTTTGGCGGTGGTCCGGGAGCCGACGCACAAGTAGCCGAACTACGAAAAGTCATGGAAGAGACAGACAAAAAAATATTAGCATTGGGTTTTAGTCAAGAAAAACTTCAGGAGATGAAACAACTGTTGGATGTTTCGCAGAAAGCATATTTCACTGAAGAAGCTCGAATGGCGCGCGACGCTGCAGAAAAAACAAAAGAGGATGCGGACAAAGCTCAGGCACGCGCCTCCAAGAGAAGAGGGGCTCCAACACCTGCCCGCGTTCCAGAGGGCAAGAGCGTTCAAGGCTTCGGCGGCGCAAACAGATCTGTACGAGATTTGTCAGAATCTATGGAAAAAGCTGTGACTACAGATATGGTAAAGTTTAACGACAGCCTTAAGGCAATAACAGCATCTGCTTCTGCTCTGCGCGCAACACTAGAGGGAATAGGCGACTCCCCGGCATTGAAAAATCTGGCTTCAGCACTAAGTGCAGCTAAGCCGCTTGAAGTTCGTTCTGGACCTAATCTGCCTCCATCACCGAACTTGGCTGGCCAGGCCAAGCCCGGCGAGTTTGGGACTCTATTAGAAAAGATACTGGCAACACCTTTAGATAGGCGTGAACTGACGATTTTAAATACTGTCACAGAAGATTTTATGAAGGCGATACATTCAGCCACGCAACAGACTGAACAAATGACAGTCACAGAACAAAAAGCAATGCTTGATCCAACGCTACCCGCCGGCCCGGGCGCCCTGATTGAAAAAACAATCACTAATTTAAAAACTGAAAGTTTGACAGTACAACAACAGCCGGCCGAAATGTCTGAATTGGTTAATAAGATAGGGGAGCTAATAACCAAGCTAGAAACAAACACAACGAATGAAACAAAAGCTAGTGCGGCTGTGGTTGATGCAATCAAAGCTATGACAATCAAACTACGTATTGATGGCCGAGATTTGAAAGCGCCCGTTGAGGCTATTGTAGAGAGGATGAGATAATGTCATTTAAGGTGCCAACAGAAATAGGACTCTTAGGGGAAAAAGAATTAAGAAATGTGCCTATTAAGTCGCAAGACGCAGGCTATGGCTCGTCGCGACAAGCTAACCAAGGCGCTGTTATTGAATTTATCCCCATGCACATTAAAAACACTCCGGTGATATCTTTTATTGCGTTTTTGCAAGACATAAAAGACAATGTTAGGCAAGAGTTTACCCCAACTCAACCATTTGGTCGTACTGATCCAATTCAAATTTGGAAATCTTCAACCCGAACAATTAGCTTGTCGTTTAGCATCGTGTCTTCTGACGAAGAGATGGCTTTGCGTAATTTAAATAACTTAAATTGGCTAGTCGCTTCAAGTTATCCAACATATGAGACTGCTGAGTGTGCAAATTCAATTGCTGCGACACCACTTTTCCGTGTAAAATATGCAAACATTATTGCAAATACCCAGAATAGGAATGGATTGCTATGTAGTATTGGTGGTTTTAACGTGACACACGAATTAAAAAATGGCGCCATTCACATTCACGCCGGTACCGTAGCAGACTTAGCCAAGGGCGCAGGCTTTCCATCACAAGCAGATGAAATTCTTGTTGCTAGAGAAATAACTGTGGGCTGTGAACTCACTGTATTGCACGAAAGTTCATTAGGGTGGGACGCCACTACCGGAGAGTGGCGTGGAAATTCTAAAGCAGGATATCCATATGGATTTGGAGTTATAAAAGACGCCGGCAATCCCACGTCCAAAGGCCCGGGAGGTACAGCAGAATCTACAGATACAAAAGCTGCGACGACAGGCAATCCAGCCAGTGTTGACCAAAAAGTCGATAAAGCAAAAACAAATAAGATATTAGGTGGGTAAAATGCGCTATATAAAAAACAAAATACTTGAAAATGACAAAGAAGCTTATCGTCGCTACTTAAAAAAACGCGGGATAAAAAAAATTATCCACCACAGCACAACAAAACTCAAACATCCAGACTTAAAAGATATGGAAAATTTTGATACAATCAATTACATATGGAAAACGGGTGATAGGTTTTTTAAACTGGCTGACAAATATTATGGCGACCCAACTTACTGGTGGGTTATTGCTCTTTTTAACGAAAAACCGACAGATTGCCATGTCAATAGTGGCGACATCGTATACGTGCCTCACCCGCTTGAGAGTGTTTTATATTATTTGGGGTACTAGTGCAGGAGAACACAAGTGAGCGACGATAATAACAGAAAGTCTGTTGAAAGCACCACGATGAATAAGCATGGTGAGCTTGATGATCCCTTTGCCGGGGGGATAGGCGAATCAAAAAACATCGATGCGTCTGGTAAAAAAATAATAGAACAGGGTCGGGGTGCTGAAGAAACAGCGAAAGAGCAAGAAAAGCTAAAGGCTCAACGTGCCGCCGCACGTCGCAACACTGAAAGAAATTTTCAAAACCTACAACAATGTTTGCTAGCAGAAAATTTAAATATGATTGCCAACTATCATAGACAAAATTCAAATCTTTTTCAGTACCAAACATTTAGACAAATCAATGGCGCTAGCCATTCAATCGTTAAAGATCTGCGAGGCGTTTCAAACATTGAAGAACTCTTAAATGTACGCACAGCAGTACTGTCACTGCTTCAGCCGAAAATAAGAATTTATAAAGTTGTTTATTCAAAAGGGCAAAGAAACCCAGGTCAAAGAGGGGGTCCGATTGACTCTTTAGTGCCAACTTATAAAGAAATAAAGTTTTCTGATAGCTTTGGTTCTGAGGCTGGAAGGACAGTTAGAGAATATCTAAGTCATGAAATGACAAAACCAAATTGGCGCAATGTAGGATTGCAGAGCTTTAACTTTCATCAACTGGGTCGTAAATACGGTGCTCAAGAGCACAACATTCGATGTCAAATGGTTTTGTCTGCCAAGGGTCTTAAAGATCTTTTAGCTACATCTCCTGGGTCTGACGCTAGATATATTGATTTATTGCTATTTCCGGAAGCTGCATTTCAAAAAACACCAGATACATTTAGGCCAAACCCAAAACACTATCAGATAAAAGCATTTATTGGTTATAGTAAACCACCATCGTCTGCAATAAAAAATATTGGTTTGTCGCCAGCAGAAAGGGAATTTTTAAAAAATATTGAAAAATTTAACTTTTTAGTTACACTCACCATGCATAGCTATGACTTTCAAATTGCTGAAAACGGTTCAACGGAAGTTACAATTGATTTTTGGGGAGCCATCGGTGCAGCAACTGGCACTGGCACAAACGTTTTTGATAACTCCATGGTTGTAAAAGAAGGCACAGGAACAAAGCTGGTGCCCAAAAAACACGAAGGACATTCATTCCGCGAGATGTCAGAGATTAGTACAATATTAGGAAAAATTGTAACGGCACATAAAAACCCAGACACAGCAAAAGAGATGCCTGACGAGCTTGGGCGCCTGCTGTTAGAAAAAAAGATGTTTCGAGACTTGTATAAAGACACGTTTGCAAAAACAATTAAACCAAATTTTTCCGTGTCAGATGTTAATACTGCGATTGAAGATTTAACCAGCAAACAAGGCTCAGCAGCCTTCTTAGCTACCCTTCGTCGATCTGGCGGTGGTTTGAAAAATGAAGTTTATCAATCTTTTATGTTGCAATTATTAGATGGTGATGCAAATAAAGAAGGGGATACAAGGCTTTTTGCCATTAGTGTCAACAAAAAAAACTTAGACAATGCACTGGGAATAATTCAAGCGCCACAAGGTGATGATAAGGAGAGGAAAAAAGAGGAAATAAAAAACAACACTTCTATGGCTATTGGCTTGGCTGCGCAAAGCGTAAGAATTGGTCGACCAATAGATGTTGCTGGCATTAGAAGGTCTGTGCAATCAGTCGAGGGCGCTGCAAACAAAAACGTCTCTGATGCTAGCGAGGAGGCCAAAGCACAAGAAAATATTCAAACAGTTGAAGGTGCGACAAAAGCATCATTAATAACAAGCAAAACCAAAGGCGATAGATATGAATTCTACTATGTGTACATTGGTGATATTATTGAATTAGCAGCAAAAAACGCAGGAATGTTTGCGATTTTTAATGATAAAGAGCCAGTTTTTAATTTAAAATCTTATAATAAAAAAGAACAAGGCTCAGATTTTGGAATGACCAATATGAGATTTTTGCTTGGGCCCTTAGAATACGCCGGCGCAGATGGAAAAATAAGAAGAATCAATATAGCTGAATTTCCTGTGTCATTTGATTTGTTTAGAACCTGGTTCTTGGAAAAAATTGTTCGAGAAGATCGTTCAAAAATGACTTTTAAAAGATTCTTGGGATCGTTGTTTAATAATCTAGTATTGCCTGCAATGGGTGCTGATTGTCTTACACCAATCATGCTAGGGAACGTAGAATTTCAAAACATATTTATGACTTTACCAGGCAAGTCCGCAGATTCTCCAAACACTTCTAAGCCTACTGAGTTTTTGACTGAAGAAGCCTTACCAATGGATAAAAAAATTGACATTAGTAGTGCAAACTTTCAAGAATACAAGCGCTTAGCACAATCAGTAACACCTCACGAATCTTTTGTGAGGAACAGTTATGATTATCAACTAGTTCAAACATCTGGCTACAAATCAGTAACAGCGAGATCTGGTAATTGTAGAGAAGATGCAAAAGATGGTATATATCATTTTAATATTGGTTCCGATAGAGGTTTGCTGACACGAATGAACTTCAAAAAGGTCAATATTCCGTTTCAGCAAGAAAGAATGTCTAAAATTGCAATTGAGCAAGGCCAGAATCAATTGTCGCAACTGTCTTTTACGTTTGATTGTGATCTAGAAATGATTGGCAACACTATATTTATTCCTGGGATGGTTTTTTATGCAAACCCATCTTTTGCTGGGCTGGGCAGTCCGCAAGAAAAAGGCTCTGTGTCGAACCAATTAAATCTTGGAGGGTATTATGTGATTTTAGAAACAAAACTGGACATTGCACCGGGAAAATTCACTACGAATGTTGTTGCTAAGTACATTGCCCATGGGAGCGCGAAATGACAGACTTTACCAGATCAACTTACAACTCTAGGAACAACTATAATGACTTGTATCCTGAGTACACCGACATTAAAGAGTTTGATTTGCATCGCAAGCATTTCTTATATGGTCGAATTGATCGCGATGGTAATGCAATTTATCTTAACGATGCAAACCTAGATCAGATATATACCGGAGAGCAGGGAACTGAGTTTGCATTGGATTTTGTTTGTGACGCATTTGATTTTTTAAAAAATTATGTTAGAAAACTAGCAAACACAGGCGGAATGCAAGGAAACAGTTTGTTTCGACCCTTGGATTTTCGAGTAGAAAAAGCTTGGCGCTCTGGAGATCTAGAATACAGTTACTACAGGTACTTAAACAGACTTTATACGGATTTTGTACAAAACTACCTAGAAGTCAATCGTCGTTTCGAAGAAATTACTGATTTTGATAGTTTTTTAAAAAGTTTTTCAAAATACATGGCTAGCATTGCTTATTATTTTCCCTTGACAAAGACCGGATATATATTATCTTATCATTGCTCCCCATTCATTAGCGGGATGATGGTTGAAATTGCCCCAGAGCGACATGGCTTGCAATACAACAAGCGCGCAATTGAATACACGACTGACGCCAACTTTCTCGCTATCAAAAATGCTGCTAAAAAGTTTGGATTTATGATGGATAGAAATGCTCCGTGGCGTTTAGTTTTTAATGTTGCATCTGGAGGGTTAAAACCAAAGTATGATATAAAATTAGCTTTTTCTCCATCATACAAAAATCCAATGGGTACTAAAATTCTTAGTCCAGAAAAAGAATTATCAGGAGCTAAGTATTTCATGGCAAACTATGGCGTTTCCTTTGAAAAAGATGCGGAGGGTACTCCATTTGATCAAAAGAGGCATGTTTTTGATGCATATTTTACTAAAGCTCACATGGAGGAGATAGAAAACCTAAGAAACTATCTGTTTTTATTTTATAGTGCTTTTTATACTCAATTTAGTACATATACGAAAATAGAGGTGAGTCAGCGCATGCACATGCAGATGTGCAGCAATATGAAGCTTAAGGTCAAATACATAAACAGAAAGGAACTACCAGGGATGGCTACCGATGGCGGCGCGTTGTATCCCGGCACAGATCCACACGTTCCAAGACAATTTAATGATTCGTATGGAGATCAATTTTGGCTTAATTATATTTTAAAATTTAGATTATTGGAAACTGCTACTCCTCATGATATATCACGATATAAGTTTTTTCAAAAGCGAATGCATGACACGTTCAACGTATTTGGTACAAAAGCTGCACTTAATTACATTAATGACTTGACTAAGGGGTTCTTCGCGACTAAATTTATAAGCGAAGGAGAACATTGGTACGGTGAGCCAAGCAAATCGATAAACGAGGCTAGGAAAGAATCAGCACTAGCTAACGTTGGTAGTGATGCGTTCGAATTGGTTGGAACTTTAAATAAACCTAGATAGTCATGTATTTTCAAATATTGGATAACAAAAAAGAATGCTATGCAATCTATTGTGATAATGAGCTGTATTATTATCCTAATGGTTTAGAGCTTTCGAAAACTTGGAATTGGTCTTGTCATGCCCCTGATGCCCCTGATGTTGCAGAAGTGTGGTCAGGCGG